CAACTTCTTTATTATGCTTCTCACACCTATATCCTGATGTGATTGCAAAAGGTATTCCAGCAGTTGTCCTTGCTATATCAAGCATATATAAAAACTTTTCATTCATATGCACTTCACCACAGCAAGGACATCTAAACTCATCAGGTTTGAAATAAACTAAATTCATATAATCTTCTCCCTTATACTCATTTCATATTTACCATTAGTTAACCAACCAGCTTTTATTCTTATAAATGTCTTTGGAATATAAAACTGAAAATAAGGCACATAATAAGGAAATCTTTTAAATCTTTTAACTTCTATAAAATTATACTTGCCTCCTATGTGGACATACCTATCTATAAATCCTTTAACTGCTATTACTCTTGATAAGTTGACCGCATTGTTTCTGATAGCCCCCCAATAGTAAGCCTTAACAAACTCCCAGAATTTACCTTGCTTTTCATACAACCAACCCGGTAAATACTCATCAAAGTATTCTCCATCTCCGTGAGGCTCAAAGTATGTGGGGTCATCCAAAACTATCCATAACAAATACCATTTTATAGGTGGTTTTTCTTTCCAATTGTATTGTTTTGTCTTGTCCCACTCTTTGTAGTCATACTTTGTTCTCACATTCTCAGTTATCTGTTTCCTGAATATGTATGCTGTGGGATATAGCAACATAAAGATAGGGCGTTTAATCAGATAATAAATAAAATAAAATGGGATATAAACAAATGTAAGTAGAGTTAAGTATTTCATTTATCTCTCCTTAAAGTATTTATAACAGAAGGCAACACTTTCTCTGCACTTCTACCTATTACATACCCACCAAGACCAAGCTGAATAATGTCAAAGAGCTTTAGCTTTAATGCCTCTGTAAGATTAGGAGCTGTAAACCCCAACCAATCAGCAGTAATAAGAGCTACAAATGTAAGCATAGTTATTGGTCTCCAATTTCTTGTTACCCAACTCTCTGACTTAGCCTCTGCTACTATAATATCTTTCTTTGACTGTAGCTCAGTAAGTATCCTATCATACTCTTTAGTGAGTATTTCTGTTTGTATCTCTGATTTTATCTTAACTGCTAAGTCTTTATCAGGGATAGCCTTATCGACTACACCTAAGACTTTATCAAGGACTGTGCCTACTATTGGTATAAAATTAAACATTATCTACCCCCTGTTTATGTACTTTTGTTTCATTTAAAAATGAATTGTAACAATTGTTCGGCCATTCTGTCATACTAAAGTTTGGTATTTTGCTCCAGTCTAAGTCAATTGCTCTCATTTTTGCCTCCTTTTCTCCCAATACTCGTGCGACGTTAGCCTGCAGGGGAAGACACCGTGCAATAAGTGGAACAACCCCATAATAATATTCCTACTTTTGAAACATCGGATAGCTACCTTAAGATTGGCTTTGAAGTGGGGGAAGTAGTTTATAATAACACCTCTACTCACTCTGGCTTAACTGGTCTATTTTTGTTCCAAATCATACTTTGCTGTTCTCTTGCTTGAGCTAAAATTGCCTGTAAATCAGCTTTGGTCAGCTCAACTTCTGTGTTATCATAAGCAGCCCAATTTATAGTATCTTCGTCTGATAAAGACAGGATTGCCCTTGCTATCCTATCCTGGGAAATTTCATCACCTTGAAATTCTTTGCCGTTGTGTTCTACTATAATTGCGTCAACTGCTTCTTGCCTTTGTTGTTTCCATATACGTAAAGCTTGTTCGTATTCTTTTTGTAGTTTTTCTTGTTTTACTTCTTCAGCTGTTTTTATTACTTTAAACATTTGTATCCTCCTCTGGTTGTTCAACCTCTTTCCACTTGATAGGGCAAGGAACTTCACCTTCTGTTATTTCGAAAGTATAGTCGTCCCAATTTTCAGATTGATAGGGTTCCGCTAAATTGCTATTGTATTTATAAAGTATAGTAACCTCATCTCTTGTGACTTTACCAATAAAAGGGCTACTTTCTTCTGGTATTGCTTCCCCCCCTTCTGGTATAACTGAAAGGTCGATTTCTTGGTCATCAATTGTTAAAGTTAAACCATTCACAAATACTTTTGTTGTTTTGTTACTTGCAATTGGGCTTAGTATAATTTTCATATTTTCCTCCTTAATACCATCTGCCTATCCACAGTTTATTGTTATCTATTTTTGTTATTGTTCCTGTAAAAGTAGCTGGGGATGTTGTTATAGCGTTATTACTATTCGTGGCAATCTGTGTTCCATTAGCAAATCTTACATACTCCCCGTTTGCATTGCTCCCTGTTTCTATTATAGCTCCAGTAGGCACACCTCCTGACTGAGATACAGTGCCTAAGATATTACTTTGAGTATAAACCTGATTTTGATTATTATAGATTTGGGTTGAATCAACTTTTGTCACAGTATAACCAGAAGCATCGGGTATAAATATGTAAGGGTTTCCATTTCCATCTAAATCATAATTATAAATAAAACCATCTAAAATAATCCTTCTTGCAGATGTTGCTTCTGAATAAACGCCATAGTAATCCTCTCCATTATAATTGACTTTAACAAGATAACAATTAGGGTGATTTCCGGTGAGAGTTAAAATACTGGAGCTATAAGCTGTGGTGCAAACAACATCATATTCATAAGATATATTAAAAGAAACAGTACCTCCTCTGTCAACAAAAAGCTTTCCTACAAATCCTTGTTTGGGTAAATATGTGCCAGAATAGACCTTTGCAAACAATATTACACCAGCCTTTGCATCATTGATTGCCCCGATAGACTTTATAATTCTATTACCAAGAGACGCTTGAAAAGTAATTCCACTTAAATTCATTTCGCCTGTATCGCTTCTTAAAAAGGAGGATGCTTGTATGCCATCCACAGTATCAGCATCCAGACCACTTCCGCTACCATCTACTGTTTTTATTTTTGTTAAAACATCGGATGCTGTGTAAGTTGATGAATCAAGTTTATTATCATGCAAATCATTGACTGCGTCTTTGAGCGTCGTCAAATTGCTGTCAAACTCAACTGCATTAAGTGGCGAGCCTTTACCCGATACGGTTGTTACATTTATTGGATAACTTGGCATTAATTACCCCCTTCATCTTTTTCTTTGAGCTGTTTTTCAAGCTCAGCGATTTTTTGATACAATTGTTTGATGATTTCGTTTTTTTCATAGAGCATTTCTAAAAGTGTTTGCTCTCGTTGTAGCTGCTTATCCATATATCCTCCTTTATTTATTCTCCTATTGCCAACCAATTTATCGTTCCTGACGCAATGACGGTTGTGCCTGGTAGCGTATAAGTTGCAACTTCAAAAATCAGGTCGTTATCAGGTGTGGTTGAGTTGGCTACTGCCTTTCTGGCATGAATTGTGGCTCTGATATAGTCGATAGCGTAAGAAGCGACAATTGAATATGCAGTATTATTGTACTTTGAAAAAGATATTGTTATACTGCTGTCCCATGATGTTGCTGTCTTTGTGAAAGTCCCGGTGCTTGAAGTTGACAACGACATATCACCACCGCTCCCATCATAGATATAAAGACTACCACCATTCTGAGTAATACGGATTTCCCAGTCAATCTGATATACGGAATACCCTGATGGGATATTTGGGTCAGGCATAGTGATATAATATGTATCAGTTACCGTTTTCCATGCTGGGATACTAATTGACCTGTTTATATTATCCTCATAGTTTGAGCTTCCATCCCAATATGTGTATTGAGTTGTACCGCTCGTAAATGTTCCGCCAGCATCATAAGCCTTTGCTTCAATTGAAATATTATAACTGTTCGCAGACAACCCGCTGATAGCCACCGAGTCAGAGATATAATCAAGTGTTGAACCAATACTAACAGTTTTCCATGAGCTTGCACCTGTGCCGTAATTGATACGCCAGTCAACTTTTCTGTAGTAATATTGTCCCGATGTCCCTGTTCCTCTCACAGAGCGAAGCTTAACATAAGCAGTCACACCTGTTGTATTGCCTGGCGAACCTATTGCTGTTGTTGCAAAAGTTGTGTTGTCAAGAGTATTACCAGCCGTCAAATTATATGTATTTGTCACACTATTTGCTGAAAGCACAAGTTGAGCCTTTGGGGTAAAGCTCCATCTACCATTTGCAACAATCAAATTGGTCACTTCAAGCAAGAAACTCTGGTCTTGACTTGAATAATTGCCATCGTAAGATTGCAGGTTTGCAGGCGACAAAAAAATTTTTGGTTGGCTTTTCCATATGCCCGGAATATTTACCGTTGTATTATTTGAAGCAATACCAGATTCAACTCTTTTGAGCGTATTGTAAAGCACATGCTGACTATTTAGCGAATCCCAGTAATAGAAATTTATTTCTCCAGAAGATAGCGTCATATACTTGTTGCCGGAAACAGCGCCTCCGTCCTCTGCAACCATAATAGACCCATTCGTTGTAGTATCGATTATCACTTCATTATTGCCAGCAATGATTTTCCCGCCATTGTCAAGGGTAATTAATGACGTTGATTTTATGTTTGTCCCGTTGATATTTGTAATATTCACAGCATCAGCGTCAATTGTCCCTGCAGTGATTTTATCAGCTGAAATGCTTTGAATTTTTGCATCAGTTATCACAGCATCTTTTATATTTGCCGCATCGGTGATAATTTCATTTGTGCCAATAGTTCTTGCTGTGATAGTCCCATCAATTATCAAATCTCCACTTATCCCAACCGCCGTTTGTCCGTCAATAGCACCTATCGTAAATGCTTGCTTAGGCGTTCCTGACCCATCAGGTAGTGCCACTTTGAATTTATCAGCTAATATTGCAAATTCACTTGTCGCACCATCATTGACAAGTCCAAAACCTGCCACATAGCCATTGACATCAGTCTTGACAAAATATTCTGCTTGTAAATTTCCTATATCATCGCTTTGTGCGGTTAGAGTTTGCTGTATTGCTAAAATATCACCATTATAAGTTGTTATTGTAACTCTATCGTTTATTTGAGCTTGTAAATTGCCATCAGCTGTTTGAAGTGCTGTTATATTAGATTCAGCTGTAGTAATTCTTGTATCGACAGCTTCCTTATCTGCCGTATAATCCGCAATAGCAACCTTTTGACTTATCTCTGCCGACAAAGCTTGTTCGACATCATCAATCGCAGACTGTAAAGTTTGCTCTGCTTGTGCAATCTTATTAAAAACACCATCAGTGCCATACAATGCCTGCTCGTGCTGCAATACTATTCCCTCAACACTATCTATATTGATGAATGCTTTAGACATTCTCAAGTCAAGCCCTAATAGGTCTTTTATATCGCCAGCAGACTTTACTAATACCCCATTCTCAACAATACCATCCTCAACAGCAAGAGTCCCAGTTATTGCGCTTGACACCAAACTTATATTGTTTTGATTTATCGAAACTTCACCCTGTAAAGACGTAACAGTCCCTGACAAATTATTAAAATCTGTTGTAGATGCCTTCAAATCAATCTGAGCTTGTAAATTATCGTCTGTTTGAGCTAATGTGGTAATATCTGTTTCTGCTGTTTGCAATCTGCCGTCAACACTTATCAAAGATGCCGACAAAAGTGAAATATTGTCCGCATTAACCTTTATCTCAGAATAATTTGTCTTTATCTGGTTGGAAATATTGCCTATATTATCCCAATATATATTATTTGTTGGGACAGGTGCAGGGGTAAACAAATCCACCAAAGCCCTGTAAGCAACCCCGTTATATCTTACAATGTCCCCTTCAAAATATAATGTATTAGGATTAAACTCAGGAGCTAACAAGTCAGATAGAGAAGATACTTCTGTCTTATCTGCTTTTAAAACTATTGCATCAGAATTTTGCAGTATTAAAGTCCCGTGATTTGAAACGGTATTGCTTAATGTGTTAAAATCCGTAATATCAACCTTATTAACAATCTGCCCTTCAAGCGTATCAACCCTTGTTTCAACATCAGCCACAACTTGATTGAGAGCATCTGCCTCTTCCCAATATGTTTGCCAATCAACTGCAACACCCGGCTCCTTATTAGTATTTCCCAAAATACATCTATATACCTGGCCATTATGACGCACCAATCTACCGAGAGTGTATGTAATGCTTGAATCCCATTCAGAAGTTGTCAGAGCTGACAATTTTGATTGTAACGCTGATATTTGATTTAAATTACTGTTTGTTGTTGCTTCAAGACTCTCTATTCTAAGTTTATGACTATAGGTTAAATCAAAAAATGTAGGGTATGCACCTACAACGCCACCCTCAATAACACCGCTTTCAACAATATTTGTATCTACCACAAAATTTGCTGTATCAATCAAATCTATTCTACTGTTAAGTGTTGGAATCAATTGGTCTTCAGAAATAGAGCCATTCAAAGTATCAAGCAGTTTTTGTGGGTCAGTGTCAGTCTGCCCAAGTATTCCAGAATTAACGCCAGCAGGATACCAATCAGAATAAAAGCCAAACTTATTTCTCGTCCTTGCCCAAAAATATCTGCTGTCTATGAAGTCTAAATTTGTTAAATAAAAGTCATGTGATTTCCCACTATAAATAAGTTGGGCGTAATTTCTATCATTCAAATTATTTGCAAAAATCTCAAGTGTTTCAAAATATTCATCCTCAATAAAATCAACGTGAATATCTATACCATAGAGCTTTGAAGTACAGAGAATTTGAGATGGAGTGTTAGGTGCAATAATATTTACATCTATATTGTATGTGTCACTTACATTACCAGCTATATCAACTGCATAGATATTATATTGCTTAATTCCAGTCCAATCAATTTTTTCTTTATAAAAATTTTCTCTAACCTTAATCCCATTTAAAACAAAATATTCAATATCATAAGTTGTTTTTACTACACTATCATCCCAGTATAGACAAATATCATAATTATCAATTCTATAGTTTAAGCTTGAGACAATATTTGGTCTGTTAACTGTAACAGCAATACTCTCAAATAAATTTGACTTATTACCTACTTTATCTATTACATAGACATGAAAGTAGTAAATACCTTCTGTTAATAGTTTATCATATGTAAAAGTATTTACTGTTGCCCTTCCAATATAATTTGTACCTAAATAAATATCGTAAAAGCCAGCCTTTACATTTTCATCCCATTTTAAAATTATTTTATTTTCTACTATTTCATAGGTTAAATGTGTTACAATTAAATCTGTATCTTGAATGCCATCTAATGTTATATAAAAACTTCTGTTTAAACCTCCATTTAATTCTGGGTAATTTGTAATGCCATAATTTGTATATGGCTTAACTACTACATAATATTTAAACCCAACATCAAGCCCAGCTATTGTAAATTTATTCCCTGTTGTAAAACCTGCACTAACCCAATCTCCTACTTCACCACTGTTTTGGTATTCTTTCGCATAAAGGATTTCATATTTTTCAATTATAGCAGAGCCAAAAGGCATTTTAACAGGCTCAAATTCTACTGATAAAATACTTACATTTTTAGAACCAACAAGAGTTACATCCTCTCTTAATGATATGTTTGAAACAAAAGGTGGAGTAGCATACCTCAAACTTATCAATTCATTGTTTGCAATTGGTATTGGCGTTGGGTCTTGCACTGTCCCGTCAAGCTCATAAGGCTCATAAAAACTTAATCCACTATAATCATCGCTGTATACAACTATGCTATCATCATTGCTATATATTTCCTCGACATATTCTATTGCTGTTATCTTTACTGTTGTATCTGTCGCCTTTGTAATACTTGTTATTCTGTATGGCTTTGTAACCTTATTAATCTCTCCAACAGCGTAAACATCATTGGCTTCAACGTTTATAGTTTCACTACAATATGTAAAAGCTATGAAATCGGTGGTAATATTTCCGCTTGGCGTGTAAATAGTTGAAACAATTGTTCCATCTGGTTTTTTTATTTTTATCTTATATGAAGTTGTGTCTATAAAATCTATTTTTCTATCAAAATAAAAGCCATTTGCGTTTGTAGATAAAATTCTCCCGCCAAATCCATATTGTGGCAAATCGTGCTGTAATTCTATTACATCGCCAACCTCACAAGCTACGGCATCAATACTTGCTTGAAAACTTATTGTTTCACGCAAGTTTTTCAACTTATTCATTAAAAAGATAGCTTCACGCTTAACAATGTCTGGACGGGTTATTCCGAACAAGTTAATAGACTTTTCATTTGTATCTTCTGCCACCCTTGTAGTATCAAAAACAACATACTTTTCTTTTTCATAATCGTTTTCTTCATTTGTGAAGTCTATTGTCAATTGGTTTGGAATGTCTTTTAGTGCAGTAAAATTTTGCTCAAAACTTCCTTTAACTATATTTCCCATTGTAAAAAGTTGAACTGGTTGTGCTGGCTTGTCGATTACTATTGCAAACTTATCGCCTTTCCAATAAGGTATTCCTCTTGCGCTGTTTGCTATTTTAGTTATTAGCTCATAAACTTGATATTGTGTGTCGACTACAAAATTAAACTCATATCTTTTACCAGTCTTTGCATTCCCTGAGCTATCTGTATATGCTACTATTTCGTCGCACCAATCAGCAAATTCTTTAAAACTGTCTAAGTCAATTTTACTATCTGAAAGCCCAATTCCATATCTTGTATTAGTTAGAATGTCGTATATAATATTTGCAGGATTGTTTGAAAACTCAGTATAGCCAGTTCTTACATCTTTTATTTTGACCCCATCAATTACGCAAGTAACTTCTGGAGTTCCGCCAGCAACATTGTCATTAGCCTTTAGCCAATAGTAAAGCATTGCAGTATTTGGATAGAAAAATCCTGCATATCTAACCTCTTCGACTGCAAATAAATCAATATTGCAATAAGCTTTGTCATCGCCATCTTGAAATTGTAGCAAAAAGTCATCTTCAGTTGTTCTCGTTATTACAATTTCGTACTTCTTATTACTTTGTGCAAAAGTTATATCAAAATACGTTTTTACTGGGGATTGATAGTTGCCAGCAAACAACACTTCAACAGTTTTTTCCCAATTAGTATCGCCAACAGGACGCCACTTGATATTAAAAATTGCCATATTAGGCTCGTATTTTGAACTGCCCTTTCCGTAAATATCAAAATAGAATAATTGATTAATTTTAAATATTATACGTGCTTTATTGTTATCACTATTTATTGTCGTATAAGTATAAGGATTATTATAATCTAATGTTACACCTTGAATTTGATAATTTCTTATTATATCGTCAATGTCAAAGTTTGCTGGAACATTATCGTGATTAGTACCATTCTTTATCTCATAATAATAATCAGTCCCCTGTTCGCCTAAGTTCTCAATTGGTTGTTTATTTATTTTTATATTACTTACATTGCTTGCGATAGTTCCCTCACTAAGCGCAATAAGCCCATATATATAATCGTCTTCCCCAACATTATATGCAAATTTTGTAGAGCCATCTGCCGTAAACCTATAAACTTCAGACCCGTTAGTATTCCAAGCCCACGAGTACAAGCCTGTTTTACCTTGCTTATTTAAAATAGAAATATAATAACCACCAACTTTATGTCTTCCGTAAACAACAGGAACTGAGCTACCTTCCCCCATAATATTAGCAAAGCCGTCAAAACTATAAGTTTTTGAATTGCTTATTGCGTCTTTTACATCAGGAGTATCTGGGGAGAAAAACTGTTTTGCAGCGTACCCAATTAAAGCCCCAGCAATCATTGCCCCACCAGCAAGCATTAAATATGGGCTAAATGGGCTTGGGATAAAAGCCAACGCAATCAAAGCTCCACCAAGTACTACCCCAACCCAAGTTTGTGCATCTTGTATATTATGAATAAAAATTATCTCATCATCTTTTTGAGGTTTGCAATCCCACTCGACAGTTTCCCCGTTGACTATAGGTTTAAAATCTTTTTGTGCGTGTTTTTCTGTTATACTTTCAAAATAGTCTTTTACTGTATAATCTTTATTATAATCTTCATTGAAAATTTGCCTTTTATTCTTTTCAAAAGCATTTTCTATAAGGATAATTCTCATTATACCCCCCAGTTAAACCTGTAAAACCCAACAATAAACTTTTTCCATTTAGCAATCTTTGCTATATGTGTTGATTGCCTATCATTAACATTTAAAAAGTTGAATTTATCAACTACAACCCCTATATGATTGGGGGTTGTGGAATTAATCATAAACAAAATAACGTCCCCTAATTTTCTTTCGTCCTCGTCAATTTGATGAAATTGATTACATATATTCCCTATAAAATAGTCGCTATTTCTCACTTCTTCCAAGCTTGTTATGTTAAGATTTTCTGGGTAATCTGGGAGTATTATATTAAATTCATTTTCGTAAAATATCTTTACAAGTCCAAAGCAATCAATCCCATCAAAATCTCTTCCGCCAAATTCATAAGGTATCCCTATATATTTTCTTAGGTTATCCATTTTATTAGAACTCATAAAAATCATTATAAATTTTAATAAAATGATTTATCAGTCAATGTAGCTTGCGCTACATTTACTCTAATTGGATGTAACCCCACACCCTCTATCCCCTCCGAAAATACATTGGGGAATACTTTTTTCATTATTTGATATGCTCCATTTAAATCTGCATTTATTAAAGTGCCATTATTAGACTTAAATAATCCTCTAAATATTCTTCTGCTCTTATTATAATTCTCTTTTATTGGTAACTCACCATCTAAAAATGATGTTCCACTTGTATAACTTTCTTCGGTGAGTATTACTTTAATGCCTACATTCTCTGCTTTATAAACTATTTTATTTATAAATTCTTGATGTGGTATGCCTACAAAAGATTGATTGACCTTTTTACTCATTTTACTTTTTCGTTTCCAATCTTTATTGTTTCCTATAATTATTGTGTTTGCATCTAATGCTAAAGCATAATCTACTACCCATTTGCTCGCTTTATGAATAAAGTCATTAATTTTATTGTTTCTTTTAACTGTTAATTTGTTCATTCTTTTAGTATAATCAAGATTATTCATCATTTTGGCAACTTTACGATAATAGCTTATTTGTTTATTATAGTATTGATTTATTGATTTTAGACCCTTACCATTCAGTATTATAGGTAAAGCACCTATATTATTACCTATGGTTGCAAAGTTATCTAAACCAATATCAATGCCAATATATCTGACATTATCTTCTTTTGGTTTTGGAATTTCTACTTGATATACCACTTCAATTATAATGTGATTATTTCTTGGAAATATCCTAACTTGTTGTAAATTAGTTACTTTTGTATTCAATACAAAACCATTAAAACATTTAGGAAAATAAATTTGATTATCTTTTAATTTACAATTCATGTTTGTTAATATTAATGAATATCTTCCATTTTTAGGTAAATAGTTTGGTAATTTAGGTCTGCCTGTATATTTCTCTTTATGTTTACTCCAATCTTTAATAGCTTTAAAGAAGGACTTCCAATTCTTATCTAATAATCTTAATGTTTGTTGTGCAGACTGTGCTGTTGGCATATTCCTATAATCATAATCCATTCCTTTCTGTTTTAGTAACTTATCCATTTGATTATATGAAATATACTTACTTTCACTACAAAACTTTTGCCTTATTTGATAATTTGCAAAATTATAAAGATTTTTGGATTTAAAACAATATTCATCTAACATCTTGTAGTAGGGATTTTTAGGGTATATTACATGCCTTTCTACTCTATTAACTTTCATCTTCTTCGTTCACCTCCTTTTCTTGATGATTATAACATATATTTGCTTTAACGTCAATTAATTTTATTAAAATTTTTAATATTTTTTATTATTTTTATTTATTTTTAACACTATATCCATATCATTGTCCCTTTAACCGAAGGGAAGCCTCCAAATCTATATCTATTATGACATCCTTGATATGTCTTGGTACAAGTTGTTGCTATTCCTGTGTAACCACATTCAGCACTCTTAAACTTCCACATACAATGATTTGAAAATACCTTTCTACGTGGGAACACTTGTTTTAAAACATCTAACCCAATACCAAGAGTAAACGTCGCAATTTGCTCATTAGTTTTTATATTTGTTATTTCAAACACAAAAGATTGTGTTTGCTTTGTCCCATTCAAATCATAAACAAAAATTACCTCTACCAATTTCCCAACAA